ATAGATCAATGCGCCGCGAGCCGTGATCACACCAGTCCAAGAGATGTTTGCAAAAGACAGGTAGGCGGTTGTGTTGGTGCCTACGCCAACGGTGGGCACCTGGTTGATCGTAAGCACTTGTCCGCCAGCCGTGTAACCAGATGCAACCGCCTCTCCAACAGAAGTGTAGGCGGCCGTCGTGGCGTCCAGAGTTGCGCTGTTGGTGTACAAGGCAATCTTATAGACGTCAGACGTACCAGTGTTGAAGTTGAACGTCCCATCGAGGATGCCAACTTTGAATGTATTGGTCGTCCAGTTTCCTGTGAAAGCCATTATCTGACCCCGTTATTCTGAGGCAAAGGAGCCACACGATACTGACCACTGCGGTATGCGTCACTACGCTCAAGACCATCGCCAAGGCGTTTGGCCATGCCCAGGGCTTCATTGTATTTGGTGTCATAAAGTTGAACCAAGTCTGGCTCACCCTTCATGAACGTGTAGGCTTCCACCAGGGCGCCGTACAGCAACACAATGTCAAAGTTATCGCCCAGCCAGGTGCGGCCGCTTGATGCTGTGGTGATCGATTCTGGGTAGTAGTAATAATGCAGCTCTACGCTATAGGCGGCATCAGGAGTTGGACCCAGAATAAGCGAAAGTTCGTTTGAAATGCCGGTGATGGTGGCCACTGTAGGTCCAAACAAAGCGTAGTACTTTGGAAATCCGTTGTACGCCGCACCAGTATTTGGATAGGCTTGACGGATAAAGTTAACGTCTTTGTTCAAAAGATACTCGTAGTTTCCATCGGCATCTACCACGGCGACCGAGTAGGTTGACAAAAAGTCGTCTGGACAAGATACATACTTGTTTGACGCAGTTGTTGAGCCTAGTACGTTCTTGCGCAAAGAAGGGAACTGAACCGAGTTGTAGATGCGCAGCTCAGCCTGCTCGATAAAGCGGTTGATCTGTTGTGTCGACGTCACTGTAGACGAGTCGGCAAGCGTAATCGTCGGAAAGTTGTTTTGCGTGTACGTTTGGATTGCAGCTACAAACTCGGTATAGGTCATGCCATTGGGCCTCGGGCCATTACGCCTTTAGTCGCAGCACCAGTGCCACGGATCTTGATGCCGCTGGTTTTGACCTTCTCATCGCCAGCAGACTTGCTAATGTTTCCAACGCTCACGTTGTACTCATCAAGCTTGCTACGGTTCGGACCTTTGCCTGGGTTTTCAGACGGTCCGACAGCCTTACCTGACATATTGTGAGGTTTTGCATAGACCTTGGCACTGCCAACTTCTTTGCCCATCATTTTTGCGCTGAACTTGGCCATATTAACCCCCAGACTGGTTTTTGGCGCGAGACAGGTTGCGACCAAATTTTTTGCGATCCATCGAGGTAGGACCGCCTTTTTTCAGCTTCAAGGTTGTGCCCTTGCCGCCTTTGTGCTCTTGAGCATCATGCTGCTTAAAGGCTTTTTTGATCATAGCCTTATCTTGCGCTGCGTCTTTTTTATCCATCTTCAACTCCTACGTTGTTACCACTGTTACTGTACCAAGACTCACGACCAAAGCCAAGTTATTCGGCGTCAAAACCGCATCAAATTGGCTTGACCCACCAACAGGGTTCCACCCCCATTGAAACACTCGACTGCCACCACCTGAATACCCGTCCGGCAACAAGCCAGAAACCTGATAACTCAGGTCAGGCCGTGGCTGATACACGGCTTGAGGATCATCCACCGGGTACATGCCCAGCTGCAACTGCGGCTGATCTGGATCCCAGCATTCATCGCAAACCTTGAGCTGATACAGCTTGGTCTTGATGACTTCCTGCTTCAGCTCTTTCAACTTGTAGCGCGCGCCACACCGATCGCATTCCGCAATGGAGTATTTTCCAGAAGCGAAACGATTGCCCATTATGGGGAGCCCCCACCAATGAACGCCTGGCGTGGCACAAGACGCAATGTAGCTTTCTCATGATCTTCAGCTGCCGACAGGGCGAACTGTTCGTCATAAACTTGTTTAAGCATATCCATGCGGCTAAAGAGCTCTGGGGTCTTCATCGCAATGTAATAGGCCAAACCAGCAACCACGGCCGGCAAGAATCGGAAGTTCATGTCCTGCAACTGCGCACCGTTACCAGCATCTTGGATGCGGCGCATGCGGTAGTACACGAACTGATAGGTTTGCGACGAGTCCGGCGTTGGCCAAACAGTAACCGCCGGGAGCTGGGGCACATAAACAGCAGTGGTGCTCGCGTGCGAGGCGGCCGTCGTGTTGTTCTGGCCACGGAATACACCACCCAGCACGTTGCCGGAGATGTATCCATAGTAGATGTCCTCTGACCCCAATCGAATGAAACCAGAGCCAGCCAGGCCATTAACAGAGTTAAGGGTAATCGATGTGTCTGTGGCCGTAATGCCACCGTCCAACACGCTGGTTGTGGGGTTCACTTCACCCGACAAGCGCTGAATCCAAACCTGGATAGGCCGGCCTTGCGTGATCTTGTTTGGGATAGTCGCATAGGTAGAAACACTAATGCGAGTAATCGACAGATCAGACTGGGTGGCGGCCACGTTGGCTTGGGTTCGAATAACGTGGTCTAACAGATCGATGGTGTCAGTAGGCAAGGCATAGGTGCTCAAGCCTGGCGTCAGGGTGATAAAGCCCTGCTCGATCGTCCACATGTTAAGGCCACGGTTGGCCCACTCAATCGTCATGAGGTTCAATGAGCGGCGAGCTGTGCGCAAGTCATAGCCCGTGCGCATCTCACGACCGGCGCGCTCCCACGCTTCTTCAGCGAGCTCGGTGAACTCTAAGTTGAAGCTTGATGTGCCGGTCGTATAACTCATTTCATGCCTTTGAGTGTTTCAGCAAGGCGAGCACGCTGGCCCATCTTGCCTGGCTTTTTAGCCGCTGCTTCCAATTTTTTGGCAGGAATTTTTTCACCCTTCTTGACACCAAGCGAAGAGCGTAAAGCTCCAGGCTTTTTGATGGCGTCTTTGATCCAGTTTTTGGTAGCCATTATTTTTTCCTCGCAGTCTTTGCGGACTTAATAAAGTCAGCTTTGGTAGGTGCACCCTTGCTGCCCACTTTGCGCATCTTCTCACCAGAACCTTCAGCAATGCGTTTACGCTTGGCATTGATGTTGTCATACAAGCCAACCTTGCCACCAGCTGCGTACTGAGTGAAGTCAGTGTCATCGCGGCGAGCTTTCTTGACGCCCTTTGGCATCTTGCTCGGAGCGATGTCGCCCATGCCGCGCGACGCCATCATCGCTTACCCTTTGCCATGCCACCACCGCACATAACCAGGGTGCCACGGGTCTTGCCGCGCTGAGCAATACCGTCAGCAGACTTCACAAAACCACCCTTGCGGAATGGCGTAGTACGCGACTGCTCGTATGCCTTCTCATCGGCTGCTTGAGACTTCTTGTCAGCCATTTCTTGACGAGCAGCCTTCTCAGCGGCGCTCATTGATCCTTCGGCTGCTTGTTTGGCGGTGGGGCCGCCTTGGCCTCCACGACCTGCGCCAGCTTGACTTGTTGCCATGGTGTTCCCCTTAGATGATCTTGCCGCGAGTCTTGCCTTTTTTGGCAATACCGTCAGCAGAGCGAACAAAGCCGCCCTTTTTCATGCCAGGAGCTGCGGAAGGTGCAGCCATCTGGGGTGCAGGTGCAGCCATCTGGGGTGCAGGTGCAGCCATGCGAGGACGATTCTTCATCGCCTGAGCAATCATTGCAGCCTTCTTGGGGTCCATAGCGGCGCCCACTTGGGCAGCAGCAGGAGCTTGGCTTGCCATTCCGCCCATTGCCATTTTCTTTGATTTCATATCACCACCTTTTGCGAATGTACGGCCTTTATCGGCCTTTGCGAACTCTTTGCCCACGGATTGGGGCACTCCTGCTTTCTTGGCGAACGACGGCGAATGTGCAATCGCTTCCATGAAATTGTGTTGTTTTTTACTTTTACTTGGCATTGGATTTACCCTGTATCAGTTGATCGATTTTAGCTTCAAGACGGTTGAATCGTTGGTCAATGTGGTCAGTGATGCGCTGCACCTCTAATTGAGTCACGTATTCTTTTGCAATCTCTTCGCGAGTCTTGTTCAGCAAAATATCAATGCGTTTGAGTTCCGCGAACTTTTCTCGCAGAACAAGTGAAATGACGCCGGTTGTCAATGTCAAAACAGCCGACCAAATAGTATTAACGTCCATTTAACAGTTCCATGCCTTTAGGCTTTTGTTGATCCTAGAGTTCGGGTCTTTCGCTGTTTTTGCGGATGTCAACTTCTTTTTCATCCCTTCCATGCGGGCGCAGAAAGAGTCGCGCCTTGATCCGCCTTCTGGTTGCGGCGGTTTCAAGTTCATGCCTTCTTTCTTCGCAGACGCTCGGCCCTTGGCGTTTAAGCCACCCTTGGGGTTCTTGCCTTCTTTGCGTTGCCATGCTGGAGTCTTAGCCATTTACAACTTTCAACACTGGTGTGCAGAACTGCTCCATCAGCGGCTTTAGAACATCTTCCTCGAAGTCACGAGTGAACTTCTCCTGGCCAACGTGAGGAAGGCTGATTGACGGGTCAAGGAACACCGTAAACCCCATCTCTGTAGCGCGATCACAAAACAGGTAGTCTTCGCCGTAATACTGGCCATCCACAATCTTCAAATCAAAGATGGCGTGGTCTGTACGGTTGTCGACGTTGTTATCGTATGCCCACTCTGGGTGAGCTGCAATCATCTCCTCAATGACGTGGCGCTGGATCATCATGAAGCCTGTGCCGATGCGCTTCACACGCAGCAAGCCATTGGCGTCAAACTCCATCGCGTTGTTTTCATCAAGGTAGTAGTCCAGGAAGAACTTGCGGTCCATGCCGCGACGTGGGTATATGCCGGCCGTGATGTCTTTGCCCAGGCTCAGAGCCATGAGGCGCAACACAGCATCAGCATTGATCACTACGTCAGCATCAACAAACAACAGAGTGTCTGCATCAGACTTGAGAAAGTCCGCAACCAGTGAGTTGCGAGCCTTCGTAATAAGAGAGCACCCCGAGAGGTGCGTGAGGTAAAGCTTAACCCCCAAAGGCTGGACTTGGACGGCCAGATTGGACAACGCAAAGGCTGAGTCAATGTTTAGCTTGCCATCGTAGGCTGGGATCGCAATCATTAGCTTGCGGCCAACCAAGTTAATGCTTTTTTCAATCATTACGCGTCCTCTGAACCTTCAGACCAGCAATAGCCGCAATCCCGTTGGCAACGGTTTTAACAGCTTCGTGGTTGTCGGTCATGTCTGGCTTTAGACTGGTACTTCTTCCCACTGGAATGATGCCCAGAAGCTAGTAGCTGCTGAAGCCGTGCTGGTAACGATACAAACATATGAGCCGGGAGGCATTACGATGGAGCCTTCCAAGTCAATCAAATCAACGGTTTCGTTGATTGCTGTAATCGCGTTGGTACCAATCACGCCCAAGATGTGCGAGTTGATAGGGGCGGTTGGAAACGTAGTTGCCGAAGCGGCCAAACCTTGACCCGTAGCGCCGCCCAAGTAGTTGTTACGCACCGTGATCGCAGTGGTTTGAGTCACTGCGGTGGTGCTGGTGTTGTACGCCAAGCTAACAACCATCGTTGCGGCGGGCGCGGCGTTAACGCCGTAGCCCACTTTGTTGAGTACACAGTTGACAGTTGAAGTTGTTGGGTTGGTCAAAGCCAAGCCAGTGTAGCCAGTCACAAGACCAGCAGAAGTGGTGATACCCGTACCCTGCACAGCAGCGTTGAACAAGTTGCGGCGATACGCAGTCTCGTAGTAACGACCGTGAAGTTCAGAAACAATGACGTCACCCAACTGACCTTGGCGGATCGTAGGAGTCGTACCGGGTTGGATAGAGGTGGTGGACGGTTGTCCGACTGAGCCTTGGATTAACATGGTTAATGTCCTTTTTGATAACGGAAAGTGGTTGAATCATCTGCAAAATTCTCGGGGTCATCTTGCATAGATACGGGAGAGTTAAACGCATTGGGGGATTGAACCAAGGTCGCAATAGCCACTGGCGTTTCCCGAGTGTAGTAGTTTAAAGCTCTCAGTTCAAGGAGGATTTGCAACAACAAATCCTGCACAGAATCCTGCCCTGCATTTGAACGCTCAAGCCTTACGTTGACTGGAATTGTGTTGGGGTTTTCAGCTTCAATTGCCGTAACACCCGCCACTGTTTGTGCGCCAGTCCGGTCTGTGACGTTACGAACAGTTAAAGCAGATGCGCCAGTAAGCGGGCCTGCGTTTAGAGAATATGGGTTGGTAACCCCGCCAGTTGGTAGTCCGGGAAAAGTTGCTGAATTAACTGACCCGTTAGGAACTACGGAGTTACTAGAAACTTGCGATATGTTGGAGACAACCGCAGCGGGTATATACGTTGCGCTTGTATAAACAGTAGGCGCGGCGTTAGACAGCCTGTAAGTGAGCCTACATAAAGCACCAGTCGGTCCAAGAAGGACCGAATTTAAGGTGGTTGTAGGACGAATGCGCACGTACCGTCCCGGTATAACGCCCCAAAATTTATTGGAAGAAGTTGCGCTACCTGAAATGGAGGTGGGAAAACTGAGGCTTGCTACGGTCGAAGGCCCTGTGGCATTAACTGCGGCGTTGTAGTCCGTCAGAAAAAATCCTGTCCACAGAAAGCCATCATTAGAATATTCAAAGCTTACAGAACCACCACTTGAAGTGGATGAATTAACACTTTCAATTGTAACGAAAATGTATCTGTACTGAAGACAGTCTGTTGGAGCTCCGCTTCCATATATGGGGGCCAAAAGATTTTGGGTTGACGTTACGGTTGTATAACCGGCCTGAAATGCCCCGCCGATACCAATAAAATCGTTAACCTGTTCATTGGGTAATGCCACAGGCAAAGAATATGCAGCTGGCTGCTGGCCCGGCCCTTGGAACCCTTGGAAACCAATATTCAACGGCGTGCCGGTGGCTTGGTCCATTGCCTGCGTCAAGGAGGCTTCACCAATACCAGCAAGACTTTGGATGCGCAAATACGCAGTGGCTACTACGGTGCCAGCTACATAGTTTTGCACTACAGCACGGAAGTATCTACCCACCACCGGGATGAGGTAAATATCATCGTCAACAGCGGTGTCAATCGCACTGGCGGTTGAGTTAAACGCAAACGCTTGCGTGTTCACCCAGTTGGTGTTGTCGTTTGATGATTGGAAAACAACCTGTGCCTGCCAAGTACCGGTAAGCTGCACGGAAATCGAGTTGTATCCCAACGTGCTGGTGCTGGTGATTACGTTACCGTTTGCGCTGACTGAGCCCGTAATAGCCGTTGAGCTGTCGGTTGTGGACGTAACAGGAAGGGGGTTGGCCGCAGATACGCCAACGAGGTTGCCACCGCTGTTAAAACCTGTGTAATCTGCATAAGTTGGTACAGCAGCCCCGGTTAAGCCAGCCGCAGCGTTACCACCAGAAATACTGCCAGCCGCCAAGTTGACGTTCAAGTTACCTGACGCGTCTGTACTCAACGCGTTGATTGCGTTGCTGGGGTTCTTTGCCATCGCCACCGTGCCGGTAGGTGAGGCTTGAGTTGTTCCTTGGGCGTATTGTGTGCCACCACCAAAACTGGTGATCTGTGTTCCCGCACCGTCCACAATCATGGTGGCGAGGGGTTTGTTGTTTGTCAGGTTACCGATTGTGGCGGTGTTTGTACCGTCGGTTATTTTGACCGCGCTGTCGTTAGAAACCGTGACTCGTGGAATGCCAACACCGCTGGCCCCGGTCCCAGTTACAACTGCGTTCCCGCCAAATTGAGTGATGTTTTCAGACCACGGGGTTCCGCCTTGGTTGGCAGTCACCGTTCCCGATATAGGTTGAGTAGCGGGGAAATTTGAGACGGAAACCGATCCAGACACGGGCTGAGTGACGGCTGAACCATCCACTTTCAACGCAGTCATCGAAGCTGCGCCCTGAACGGTTAAAATATCCGTAGATGGTGTACCAGCCGTACCAAGTGCTGGCTGTTTGGCAGAAGTTGCTGCGCCAGTAGGCAAAGAAACTGTGCCAGATATGTTGTTGAGGTTCCAAGTACCCGATTGAGTTGCCGCTACGGTCCCAGATACAGGTTGTGTGGCTGGGAAATTAGAAACTGATACCGAACCAGACACAGGTTGCGTAACTGCCGAACCGTCAACCAACAAAGCTGATGTGGCATTGACTTTTGCGGATGCGAGTTTCCCCGCTTGATCAACAAATCCAGCCAAATTCGCGCTTGTTGGGGGTGTGTCCCCAGTCAAACCAATTGATGCCTCTGAGGCAGTAACCACGCTATCCGAAGACAGTACAACCCGCTGCGTACCAGCATCGGACGCACCTACGCCAGTGGCAACTGCCGTCCCCGCAACTTTGGTCAGGTTTGTGTCCTGAACCGAGCCGGGGGTCGGTGTTACGTTTACGTTCAGTATTTCGGTTAACCCGACAACCGATGTCATTTACAGTCCTTGAACAAACGCTTGGTGTTTAGCCAAGATGTCTGCTTTTGCAGCCTCTGCTTCAGCTTGAGCTGCCGCAGCATCTTCCAGTGCTTTTGACAATGCCTGCTCTTTAGCCTGTGCGTTTGCCTGAGCTTTAATTGCATCAGCTGTAGCCTTTTGAGCCGCATCCAATTCAGCTTTTGCTTGGGCCATCAGAGCGTCCGTAGCAGCTTTGTTTTCCGTGGCAGCAGTTACCAAAGCATCGGCTTTTTCCTGAGCAGTCGCAACTAATGATGCGGCTTTCTCTTTGGCTTCTTTGATCGCATTGGCAGCTCGATCTTTGGCGTCGGCTAATTCGGCATCAGCTTCGGCATTTTTGGCTTTGATCTGATCACGCATAGCCAAAATCTCACTGGCAGGCGCAAGTGCTTCAACGTATTTCTTGTTTTCCGCCGTGGCTGCGTCCAGTGCGTCAAGTTTTGCCTTGTACACGTCTGGGTTTGCCACAACGGCCAACAAATCCATAAGCTGGTTTGAAGCGCCGCCACCTGTAATGTTTGTAGCAATACTCATGCTAAACCTCCGCCGCCGGCCTGGATAATGGTTAAAGTTGCAACCCCCGTACCAGCAGTCGTAATTAGACGGATGCCGGTAACAGGATACGCAATGTTGGAGTTCAACGACGCAGAACCAACCAGCGTTGGATGGTCAAACCAATTCCCACTAGCCGCCACGTAGTTTTGAGCAAACACTTTGTCAAACGTGTACTGCACTTTGTACGTAATAGTTCCTGTAACAATTACAGCCAAGCCCATGTTACTGGGCGAGATGTAAGTGTCCACAGGATAGACGTTGGAGTTACCAACGCCAGTCACCGTAAATACTACTGGACGCATAATGCGCTCCTAATTACTGCTGAAAAGCAGGTTGAGCTTGATTTCCGCTCGAATCACGCACAGCGTATGTGATGATGATCGTTGCAGCACCAGTAGTCAATGCAGTGCCAGCCAATGTGTAAGTGATGAACGTATCAGTAGAACCGACGTTCAACCAGCCACCTGGTGTAGTTGCGTTCGCACCCAAAGCCACACTGCCAACAGAAGTGATAGTGCCAGTGGTTGTGAATGCTGTACCGCCGATGCTCAAGTAGGCTGTAGTGGCCGCGCTGAACACTGTAGTTGTTACGACTTTGACGTCAACTATTTGTGCGCCAGCAGGAATTGAAATGGCGTTGCCGGTCAATGTGCCGTAGACCACGTTTGCAGACTGGGACACAACAGTGCAACCAGTGTTACGAGTGGTGGAGGCGGTAGTACCAGTGGTGTTTTTGGTGGTGCCCAAGAGCCACGGGCCAAGGTGAGTTGCGAATCCCATGAGGATCTCCTTACATGCGTTGTGATGTATCAATCTGCATGAGGTCAGCCGGGCCTGCTTGATACACCGGAAAGATCCCGGAATGGTTCAAATATACACGATACACAAAGTTTTGTGCAATAAAAAAGGGACCCGAAGGTCCCCTTTTATTAGGCGCCAGCAGAGCCGTACATGCCCAGAGGGTCAGACCAGCCGAAGCTGTAACGCTCACGAGACTTGTAACGGACGTTACCAGTGTCAAAGTCACCATCCATGCTGTTAGACAAGGGGGTGCGCACGAAGTGCTTCATTCCGTTAGGAACGTCAGTGGTCAAGAACCAGGCGTTCGTATCGGTCAAGAAGTGGTTCACGGTGTAGCCATCAGGCACAGAACCGTTGTTCTTCAATGCGTTGATGTCGTTGTCCGTGGTGCCCACGCGCAGTTCGGTTTCCAACAAGCGGGTTGCAACGAATTGCAGGCTCGAAGGAACGATCAGCTTCTTGGGCTTAGCGGCGATCAACAGACCACGTTCATCGGCCCACAAGCTGATCTGAATGACGGCGGCTTCCAAGGAAGTCTCGTTCAAGTCAGCAGCGGTTGTGGGGATGTTCGAGTTCACACCACCAGAGATCAGTGGGTGCGAAGCGCTGAACAAAGGAACACCGTCGCCACCGTTGTAGCCAGCGGTAAAGCCGTTATTCAAGACTGCGGCACCTTTGACTTGCTTGGTGTACGCCATAGAACGAGCCAGGGCTTTGGTGTAGCGAGCAGACAGGCTGTCGTACAAGTTGTCTTCGATGGCCTCTTCGGTCAGCGAGAAACCCAAAGCGATGGTTTCGTGGTTGTAGCGAGCGGTCCATGCTTCTTGTGCATTGTCATAAGCGATGGCAGAGCCTTCGTTCTTGACAGGAGCAGCAGTAAAGCCAGACAACTTGGTTTCTTCTTCGAAGCTACGCTCTGATGTCTCAGTGTCGTAGATCTCTTTGTGCTCTTCGCCATACTTGGCGTACTCGAGGCCGAACAAGGCGTTCAAGCCTGGGAGCAATTCTTTGAGCAGTTGTGCGCGTGAAATAGCCATTTTTTACTCCTTAAACACCAGTGGTGTTGTTGTATTGGTGGGCGTTAATCTTCACCAACAACTCGGTGTAAACACCGGGAGCAGATGCAGTCTCAGGGACAACGTCAATAACGCGCAATGGGATGGTGGAGGTAGTACCAGCACCGGTCAATGTCACAGCAAAAGCCGAGTCACCGGTAGTGGTGGAACCTGCATTCAAAACCAAAGGCACGTTAGAGCCAACGTCAGCACGGCTTGCAGTGCCCATGGTTGTACCAGAGGTAACAACGGCCACTTTAAACAAAGCTTGTTGGTCGTCAATCACATACGCATAGGCGAGGTTCGAAGCTGTCGAGATCAAAGCTGGTAAGTATTGACCTTGAACTTGCTGACCAGACGAGTTAACGTATTGGCCGCCCACGCAAACACCAACGATGGTACCGGCATTGGTAGAGGTTGATTTGATGAGATAACCAGTGGTGTCGATTTGAACGGTATCGCCATAAAAAATAGCGGTGCCAAAACCGGCGGCAACTGGAATCTGACGAAAGGCACCAGCGTAAGGTTTGCCGTCAAGCGAGTTGACTGCAACCAGGCCGTAAGGTGCCGAAACGGTAGGGTATGCCATTTAGGACTCCAAAAAAGTTTACGAACCTTTGCCAAAGCTTGTCGAGGACTTTCGCTCATTGAAGAGCGGCATCCGAGGGTCGCTTTGACGCATCAAGCTATTGTCCACAGCATCCGTTTGAGCTTGCGTTTGTTTGGCGAAATGGGCATTCCGCTGGTCAACAAACTCTCTCGGAGTCTTGCAAAGCAACAACCCGCCAATCTCAATGTTGTCCTTAAAACGACTATTGGGATCAGCTAACAGTCTGAACTTCGGTTGCTCCTCTAGGGCTACCGGCTCCCAGCCTTCACGCAGTTTTGCGGAAAGGTTGCGGGGGTCCGCAGCATTCAAGTTAGCCACACGAATCCATCGATACGCATAACTCGGGTCTTTGTCTGGTTCAGGAAGAAGCTCAGCCTGCTGCCACTGTTTAGGACGTTCAGCCAATACGCGATCTTCAAGTTCCCGAGGTTTTCTGTTTTCAGCCATGATTAGGCCTCCAATTTGAGTACTGCCTGAGCATATTGCTCTGGAGTTAAATTTAGTTTTTTAGCAATGTTCATTTGACTCGTGGTGAGTCGAACACGCTTTGAGGATGTGCTGCGGCTGGCAGGTGCCACGACCGAGCTAAGTTTTGTGCCGCGAGTTTCCTCGGGTTTTTCGCTTTCGAATTTCTCCGGGAAGCGTTTGCGCATTGTCTCATCAATGCGTCTGTAATACTCTTTGGAAGATAAGGCGACGCCCTCTTCTTTGAGTTGTTCGTGGACGGCCAG